AGCAATATCTTGTGGGTTAACGTTCTGGATGTTCTGTGAAGTTGAATACAAGTAATCTTGTATAAGGTTTGAGCCTGCAAGGAAGCGTAGGTCTGGACGACGCTGCTTGTACTTACGTGGCATTGCCTTTAGAGCCTTATTGAAGATTTCACGGGATACTGGTGCACCCAATCCTGCTACTACACGGCCATTTGTCTTTGCAATCTTGACAATACCATCAAATGCCTTGTAAAGGTTATCTGTAGATAGAGATGTGTTACCGTTAAGGACTACGTCCTCTAGGTCGTTACCAGCCTGTGTTGCCATAAGTCTTGCAATGTGATCTTCTAGGTCAGCACCTTCAATATTGTCTTCTAGAGACTCAGTTGAAAGTTCCCAATCTAGGCGAAGTTTCTTTGTTGTGAGAGAAATCTTTGAGAACTGCACTGCTGCGTTTGAGCCAGTGTTGTCTGCTTCGGTTGCAAGCTTCATAAGCTTTTCTCCGACGCCGATACGATCAATCTCTGTAGTGTCAGCTCTCATTCGAACTGTACGTGCTACCTTACCGATTACTGTTGCATCGAACATGTAATCTAGGAATCTTGCGGATTGCTCAGGATTGAGCAAGCCTCCCTTACCCTCGGAACCTACGTGAATTCCGTCGGTAGGGTTTGCTGAGCCAGTCATTCCACCTGTTAGTGTTGTGCCTGCTTCTGCTGCTTTTGCTAATAGTTCATTACTCATTAGTTTTTCACCATACCCTTATTTTGTTAATTCGCTAACGGAACCGAGGAAAGTGCCGTTCCATTTTGATTTTTTGATTGTTACTCCTGTTGACCCGCCAAGGTCAGAGGACTTCTTGATTGCAGTGTCTGATTCTACTGCGTCTACTCTTTTTTCAACTGTGTCCATTATAGATTTAATTGAATCAACTGCTGTTGAGAGTTCTGTGTGCTTTTCTGCTAATTCTGAAATTCTCAAATCGACATTCTTGCTAAAAGCTTCGACTGTCTCCTTGATTGTTGAAACCTGAGCAGCGTTTGCCTCAGAGGCCTTTTCCAAAGTCTCTGAGAAGAAACCCTTAAGGTCGCCTAGCATCTTAACAAAGTCAGGTGACTCCTGAACTGTTAGTTCTGCTGATTTTTCCAGAACTTCGGCAGAAGTTACTTCAGCTACAACTTCAGCAGAATCTTGTTCTACTGGGGCAACTTCTTCAATAATTTCTGCAGGTGTTTCTACAACTGCTTCTTCTACTACTGGAGTTGCTTCTGTTACATTAAGCTTTTCCACTTCATTTCCTCCTTCTGCAATTGCCGTATTTATATTTTGTGTTTCAGGCAATGTTTGCAATCTTGATCTACGTGAATCAAGAATCTTTTCTATTTCTTTTCCTTTGTTTACGTCGTTTGACTCGACCCATCCAATGAGCTCTGTCTTTTTTCCAGTAACTGGAGACAAGTACTCTGACTCTGTTGACATAAATACAGAGTCGCTGTCTGCACAATAAAAAATATTTTCCATTTTAACATCTGCTGCGATGCCTTTAAAAATCATTTGTCCGTTTACTTTTTCAATAGAAAAAATGTTACATAGTTCGTTTGCTGGTGAATCAACGATTGATAGTTCAACTAGTGCATAGTCTTTAATAAATCTTACTGATGCTCCTGTTGATTTATTTACTTCGTTATCTGATTCAAGAATCTTTCCGCCGATTGAGAATCCAGTTAGAGTTCCGTCTAGAACCTTCTCCCATGTATCCTGAGCGCCTTTTGAAATGTATGCATCAACGTAAACTCCGTTGTAAAATTCTTTTGTTATTGGGTCGTAAAAAGTCTCTGGTCTAAATGAAGCAACCTTGCCGACTGCAAGTGGCTGATGCATTTCTCTTAGGTTTCCTCTGAAACCTTCAAACGCTTTCATGCTTGCTTCTTGTGTAACGACGTCACCAGTCTGATCCAGGTTGTCTAATGTTGCAAAACCTGAGACTGTTCTTTTTTCTCTATTGACCTTTGTAAACGGAACAGCTAAATTAATAGCATTTCCATTTGAAGACCAATGTGACTTTTCGATAATCATATGTTATATATTATAGAGATTATTGTATCAAAAGGCAAATAAGTAGTTGAGTAGAACTAGTTGACTTGTCTTCCGTCTCCCTTTGCATTTCTACCCTCCCCAGATTTATCTGGAGAATTTGCGGATCTTTCTTGATCACGGGTTCTGCTTTGGGTTGCCTGGGCTTTAATTTCTGCGGCTTGGGCTGCAAGGTCTACTGGAACATCTCCACCATCTCGTGGAACCATTCCCATTCTTACTCTAATTTCATTTGGAGTTATTACCTGGAATCTAAGATATCTTTCATCTATCTTTGATTGGGTATCGGCATCAGTCAAACTTAATTCATTAAATTTAAGTTCTAGGGCATCCGTCATTTCTTGAATTATCTTATTTAATTTCTTTTCTAGATTTTCCTGAGCTGGGCGACAAACCTGCTCTTTAAATGTCTTATCTGCATCTCTAGCAGCTGCCAAGTTGATGCCTGCAGGTGTGCCAATTTTATTAATTGGGACTCTGTGGGCCATTAGTATTTCGTCTCTATTTGATTGACGATATATATTGAATGAAGATTCCTGAGATCCTGCCTCAATTGGCTCCATCTTAAATTCTGTTTTTGAATCTGGAGAATCTGGAGGAAGTGGAATATATAGGGATCTGTGGTTCTTTCCTCTTAGGCCTACCTGGAAAAATTCAAGCAACTTTCTTTCTGATTCTGCAGAAAGCTTTGCACCTTTTACAGTAATAATATATCTTGGGACCGCCTTATTTTCAAAGTAGTCTAAGTTATATTTACCAGCAAATTCATTACCAGCCATTGCATTTTGTGCAGCAATAATATCAGGGATTCCATAGTAGTTATTCTTTGGAGTGTATTTCTTTATATGAATAATTTCATTTGGTCGATCTTCTTGACCTGCTATAGGGTTAACAGTTTTAGTGTCTCCAAAGTTTCTAAAGTATACTGCCTTACCATAAAGAAGCTGTATGAATCCATCTCTGAAGCGTCGTACACGCATTGTCTTTGATGGTATATGACCAATGTACCCTATCTTGCCAGTTGTCGTTCTACCGACCTCCAGATAGCCATTACCAGTGGCTTCGTAGTCAGTGTAGAACTTAACAAGGGTCTCTTTAAATGTCTCATCTTCATTGCAATCCTCAAGCCATTGGTGAAGGTCTTGTTTAATTCTATTTAACTTTTTACGAGCTCTTTCTAGCTGCTTTTCATCTTCAACATCTTCAAGTGTATCTGTGGTTTTCTTTGATTCAATAAAGTCAAAACCAAGGCCAACAATATTAGCAACCTTTGCATTTATTGCTGCATAGTTGTATGGAGAAATTTCATAAATTGTTGAAAGGTAGTCAAGGTTGTACTCTGGCTGAATTAGATCAAACGTAGCGTATCCGCTTACTGCTTGCTGATGTTGCAATTGCTGGCTTACTGAACCATCTTTGCCAACAAAAGCTTTTTGAAGATCTCTAGATACTTTTCTTCTAAATGAAGCACCGAGTCCTGAAAGCTTTAATATTTCTTCAGCATCTATATCAAATAGGTCATCTGTTTTTTGTGTTGTAGGATTATTAAATTTCATCCAATCAGCAACATTAGATATCTCTACGCTATCTGTAACTGTATCTTCATCGTATTCAATCATTTTTGAGGACCCCTAAGTTTAGCCATTTCTTCCTTATGGACTCCTATGTCCAGTGGATCTGGGGTCAATCCCCATCTTAATCTTTGTTTTTGATATTCAAATTCTTCGTCATCAATCTGTCGACTGCCTTCAATAAACTTAGGCTGGCCTTCTTCAATTCCATAGTGGGCAACTGCCTTTGCTAGCAATTCAATTCTTTCTTTATTTCCAAACATTGATGCTATTGAAAGAAAGCTATTGTCTTCGTCGCCGATCCATCTTCCATCAGGCATTTCCCAGACATAGACTCCTAGCCTAGTTTCGCCAGATTTCATTTGAGCATTGATTCTTTTAATGTCCATAGTTAATTATTTTACCATTCTTATATACATAAGTCCAGCTTTTTGTCACACAACCTGACAAAATTACAGGATCTGGAACACAACCCTGTCTCTGGAGTATGTTGAGACTGACTCTTCTGTCATTGCCATTGACGAACCTTGGCCAATAGATAAAGTTTTGCCTATATAAAGGTCATAATGCTCTTGATGGCTAATCAAAGGGTTTGAATATAGAGCTATATTTTGATAAAGGTTGTCATCAAGGACATTGGACCTTACTCCCAAAAGCTGCTTACCATTAAACCAAATTGGACCAGATATAATGCTAGAGGTTTTTATCAATATATAGTTTGGTTCATCTAGATATAAATAGGATGATATGTTTGTTGCTGAGGATATATCCTGACCATTTATGTAGATATTGCTAATGTTAGATTTTGATATCACTCCGCCTGCCGCCCAAAAAAGGGATGTATCTAGTGCGCCAGTCTTATTAAATATTAAGTTTCCGCTAGATAATGTTTTTGGAGTAAATATCATTTCAATATTCCGAACTTCATTTACTGAGTCTATAAAAAACGCTGAAGATTTTGGTCTTACTCCATTATCATAATTTCTAGTTCTAATTGGATAGCTGTTGTTTGATACATCAAAATCCCAAGTAGTGCCAGATGTTGGTTGAGATATTGATAGATTGCTTCCGCCATTATGGGCAAACATTTTCTTTTCAGAATA